ACCATCTATCTGGTTTAGATCAGCAATATCAGCAGTCAAAGCTGTACTGTCAGCTAACTTAGAAGCTGTACCAGACTGCATACCAGCTAGTGTTGATAGTTCTGCATCTGCTATTTCAGAAGTTGTTACTGAGTTAGCTGCTAAGTGCGAAGAATCTAAAGGAGATCCAGCTATAAGACTTTTTATTTCACTAACTGTTTGATCTGCTGTAGCTCCAACTTCAATAGCATTTAGTTTTGTGTGGTCGGCATCACTAAAGACATTAGAATCTGAAGCTGCTTCTACTGCTGCTCTTATCTCAGCATTAGTTTGGTCAGCAGTTGCACCTGTTTCTATTGCATTTAATTTTGTTTGCAAAGCATCAGTAAATGCGTTTGTATCAGAGTTTGCTTCATAAGCTGTTTTTATCTCTGCGTTTGTTTGATCTGCTGTAGCTCCACTTTCTATACCATCTAATTTTGTACCATCGACAGATACATCTCTACCATCAACAGTTCCTGTTGTTGTTATATTTTGAGAGCCAAATGCAGGATTAACTTTTGAACCAGCTATGGCAGCTGAAGCGTTAATATCAGCATTAACAATAGTTCCGTCAAGAATTTGCGTTGATGTAATACTGCCACTTCTTTCTAGATACGCCTTAGTTACTGCATCCTGGGCGTTTACTGGATCTGAAACATTAGATAATCTTTGACTGCTTAAAGTAGGAACACCTGTACTTGTATCAATAGATATACCTTGTTTAAGTGCATCATCTAACTCCTGGGCTATAAATAAACTTTGCTTCTCTGCTGTATCTAAATCAGCAGCTGTAAGAGTTGAGCCATCTTCGAAGTCAACTAACGGTGTAGCTAACGATGATACTCTTCTTATTTCTACCCTGGTATTGTTTGATGCTAGTCCTGTATTTAAAGATATTTTGTTAGGAGTAGTGTTAGTTATTACTTGAAACTCGGCACTTCCTGTACCCTGTGCTTTCTCTACAAAATTAACAAATACTTTTATATGTTCTTCCTTAATATAAGGAAAGGTAAAAGTAAACTCTTGATCTCCAGCAGAGTTGCTAGTTATTATACGTTGTGCAAAAGCCATTAGTTAAGTTGAGCTAAGAACTGCTGTGAATCATTGCGACTTTGTTTGTCGCTCATACTATTTAGTCTATCTCTTGTGTATTGTTTATCAATGATTTTCTGTTGTTTATCATTTATCATTTGTTGTATGTCAGGTCTTTCTTCTAAAAACTTTAATTTTGCTTTGTCCTTAAATTCGGCAACAACATTCTTAATCATTGTCATTCTTGGGCTTTCAACTTCGCTGCTAACATAATAATCTAAAGAGGCATAAACTGGATCTTTTGTGACTAACGATGTTAGTTCTTCCCATAAAGTATTACCAGATTGGTTTTTAATTTCTTTTGTCCCTATAGTTATTAGTCTGTTTAACTCTTCTCTATTAAGAACTTTGTCTGGTAAATTAAAAATATTATCATTCCAGGGTTTGTAGTTAGAGCCTTTACCATATAACTTACTTAGTTCTACATCGACAGGATGCGTAGACTTTGTACGACTAGGAAATGCAGAAGTAGGTGTAAGCATCTTATAGAAAAACTTTAGCCAGGGCATATCTTCTGGTATTGCACCTGTACCAGCGTAATCCCTGTCATCTATAGGATTTCCTGAGTAGTTATGTAATACAGGTGGTAGTCCCTCTCTTCCTCCAGGAATTTGTAATTGTATTCTTTGTGCGGTATTTGATACAACATTAAATGGAAAAGGTAGTTCACTAGCTACAATATCTCTTCTTGCTTCTCCTATATTAATTTTTCTAATAGCAGCTGGCACTAGCAATGATGATAGTTTTCTTTCTATGTATCTACTAAATGCACCAGTTTTACCTTTCTTCATTCTTCTTGCAGCATCTTCATCAAATCCAGCTACAACGTCAAACAGTTCAGTAATACTAGATAATATTTGTTTACTAAATTGACCCATACCTAATGCTCTGGCAACGTGTGCAATCTTCATTGCAACTATAGAACTTTCTACTTCTTTTTCTTCTTCTGTAAGGCTATTACCAACTTCTGCATATTCTCCTATTGCACCAAAAATATTGCTCAACGTATCAAAGGTTTGTAGTGAGTACCAGGGTGTCCATTCCTCGCTGTCACTAAATGGATTTTTAAATCTTATACTCATAGGCTCTCTACCTCTTTCTACGCTTTCTGGTCCAACTTCTCTGTTTCTATAATTAGTAGACCTAAAGCCAGTAAACTCAACTAATCCTGTAGATAGCAATGCTATACCGCCAGCTAGTGTTGTTGTGCCTAGTGCCATCTCTCCTATAGCTCTATCTCTTGTAAATAAATCCTCTGAAGTTATATCTCTCCAAAATGTATCTACAAATGGTGCAGTAATAGGAAATGCTCTTGCACTTGCTTTAATAATATTTATTGGTCCTCTAGGTAGCGGATATATAAGACCAAATGCAGGATAGTTTTCTACTACGTTACCTAATGCTTTTGGTACAAGTCCTACGGCTTGCGATGCTTTTGCCATGCCACCAGCTGCGCCACCCTGATTAAATATATTGCTACCTTCATTTATATATTTATTCGCAAAGTTATGTACATCTAATGGATCTGTAATACCACTTTCTCTAGCTTTTCTTACACCATAGTCGTATGTTCTTGGTGCTGGTACAACATCTAGTGAATCAGTAAAGTTAACCCAATCCATAATATATCTGGCATTTTGACCAGTAAGTGCAGCATTTTCTATCTTCTTACCATTAGCAAGTGTTACATCTACCATCTCTGCTTTTACTAACTCAACAGCCCTATCACTTGCGTAGTTAAATGCTTCATCAGACCCAGGGCGCATACCTAGTACTGTCTCTGCATGATATAACTCCTGGTCTAAAAATCTGACATATTCCATACTTGGTCCAACTAAAGAACTCATAAATGTATCTACACCACCAGCTAAACGACCTGTAACTTTTGGTACTGCGCTTATAACTCTTAATGCAGCATTAGCAATAAAATTTTTATTGTTTGGATCTGCGTGCCAAATATCATTTTTCTTTCTCATTTGCACTTCATCACTTCCTAGGCTTAGTTGATCTACAGGGCTGTATCTACTATTGCTTCTAAGTTGCATTTGATCTACACCTAAATTACCAAAGGTTTCGTTTTCCATTAATGTTGCGCCCATTAAACGGAAAGCGTTACCTAAGTTTTGGTAGTACTGTCCATATATCATTGCTCCTAATCTTGCTCTTCTAAAACTCTTATACGCCTCTGCTTTGTTTCCTGTTATAGATTGACCTACACCTCTAGTAAAGCCTCCCATAGTTTGTATTACAGGCAATGTAGCTGCTCTGTATAAACCACCTATCATCATCTTCCAAGTAGTTTCTCCTGATAATAATATTGAGCCTCGATAGAAGTTAAGTAATCTTCTTTGTGTCAGTCCACCTTTAGGAGTTTGTTCTATTAAGTCAGATATGTGCTTGTTAAATCCTCTATTTTTTTGCGAATAGTTAGAGATAGCTACCATAACATCTCCAAGTTCTATCGCTTCCTGTGTTAGCTCTCCGCTTTCTATAGCATCTAGCAACTTAGGATCTAACTTATCGTTTAACAAATCCTCTGATTTTGCAATAGCTTGCTCTAATAAAGTTCTTTTTGGTGCTTCTGGAACAGCACTTGGAGGTACACTTGCATCAGATCCTATAATTCTGTTAGCAGAATTGTTATCAAAGATAGCTATTTCATCTGCTGGTGCATTAGGGCGACCTGTATCTCTAGGCTCGTATCTTATTCCTGCATAACCTCTGTCTGTTAAATATGCTTTTATACCTTCTATTTGTGCAGGATTTAGTTCTAATCCGTTCTTAGTTTTCTTTACCTGACCTAATCCTAAGTCAACTACTAAGTCAGTTAACCTTTTATTCATTGCAGATAAATCTAATATTTTTATGTCGTTAATTAAATCACCATATACTTCTGCATTATCGTAGCCATCCATAACTTTTATGCTGCTTTCATCAGTAGTAAAGTAAACAGCTTGACCCATAGCGCCTGTTTCCTGGGTAACGTCAAAGCCGTCAGCAAGAGCTTTTGTACCAGCTTCATTAGATGTACCTTTTCTAAGAGTTACTTCACTAGGTAAATCAGATAAATCTACATCATCTGCTCTAAACATTAACTTACCCATACTTAGTCTTTGTCCTGTCTTTCTCATTACACTCATATATGCAACATCTAGCTTTAGTTGCTCTCCTAACATTGCTTTAAGTCTTTGTAGCTCAATGCCTTTTTCAGACTCAGGAGCAGATAAATATGCTTGACTTTGTATTCCTGTCTTACTTCTTACAATATCTGTTTGCAGTTGCAATGTAGCTATAGCTATTAAATCATCTGCCGATCTTGGATCTCCTTTCAATGCTCTTTCTACGCTTGATATTATTGCGTTTGAATCTCCGCCATCCATTCTTAGTTTATCTACAGCCTGGTTAAATAGCATAGCTCTATCAAGATTTGCTATACCTGTAGCTTCTGCCCTGTTAAATGTAAGGTTATATATTAAATCATTAAATGCTTTATAAGATGCAGCTAACTGTTCACTAGGAGTCTCTACATATTGTGTTTTACCGCTGCGACTAATTAATCTTCTAGGCTCATCTACCGCTTGATTCTTGAGAGCTTCTTCTATACTCATATCTCCGTTATTTATTGCATTTATATTTTTCTTTATTTCGTTAGCTAGTTTATCTGGATCTGGAGGATCAATAGCAAGTTGTGTTGCTGGTGCAATTAAATCATCTGATACAGCTTGCTCTGCTGTTTCTCCCCGCATTGATCTCTCGAATACGTCATCCCAGGTTTGATAGCCTCTACCTTTCAAGAAATTACCTGTACGTTCAATAATCTGTGCAATCTTTTTAAACGGTTCTGACCAGGTTGCTTTTGGATAATCAGTATTACGCATATACCAATCACTAAATGCTATAGCTTCTATTTCTTGTCTACCTAATGTGCCATCGAGGATGCTGTCTCTAAATTCTGGCATAGTCTTAGCAGCTAAATCTCTTATCTCTTTCTCTCCTGCTATAAGAGCTTTTTGATCTGCCTTGCTAAGTAATCTTTTTTGTATCCTGTGGAATGATTCGTGAAAAGCAGTCCTTAGTAACTTACTAAAACCTCTATATCCACCTTTACTAAACATAGAAATCATTATTAAATCATCTGCTGGATTCCTGCCAGTAATAAATTCTCCTGCTGCACTATATGTATCGCCCTCTGTCAATCCATAATCAGCTGCTTGTTTAGCTGTAAGCGTGCCTTCTAGTTCTGCTACAAACTGTACGTTTACATCCTTACCAGCCATTCTTTGTATCTCTTCTAACAACTCAAACTTTTCTCTATAGTTCAGCATATTCATGCCTGTATAGTCGTTACCTAGTGTTCCGTAGGATCTCTTATGTATTGGGTTTATTCCGTTAAGCGGATCTAAACTTAGCTGTCCTGACTTGTAACCTAGTGACTTGTAACCAGCTTGGGCTACATACTCTACTCCTTCTCTGTAGTTAGCTTTGAAATCATCATACAAACTATCTGCTATGCGAATAATATCTTGCTCTGTAAAGCCATTATCATCCATTAAAAACTTAATGTAATCTTGATTATTTCTACTACCACCTGTCATTTCTACAATTGTTCTTCTGTTAGGTCGCTTAGTAACTATGTAAACAGCTTTATCAATATCATTATCAAAAGATACACGCATCTGACGATACCTGGATTTAGCTCCTTTCAGTCTTTTAGGTAGTTCTGGCTCTGTAATAATGTTTGATGTGCCTGTAGCTACTGTTTCTGTAGTTTGTTTAACATTAAATGTATCTGGCTTTTTATTTATTTCTGTAGGGTTGCTAGTTACTCCTGCTCTACGTTTTTGTTCTTCAATAATAAAATTGTATTCTAAGTTTTCTACCATACGCCTTGAATTATTTTGCGCAGTAAGAGCTTTGCCGTATATGTCCGCTAATTCTTTTTGTGCTTGAGCTAGTTTTTCGTCTCCTATTTCTTCTCCGTTCTTATATATGCTTTCTAAAAATTCTGTTGAATGTAGCCCTATATCTTTTTTTACATATTCTCTGTATGTTTTTATATAGTAATCTTGCTCAACAGCTTGATTTGGAAAATTTGGTTTTATACCAGTTCCTTTTATTGCTTTGTTTTTAATATTTGATATTTGCCTTTTTGTTAACGGATAGCCTTGCGCTTCTAATTCTGCTTTTCTTGTTGCTAAATATTGATCTGATTCTTCAAAGACAGAGCCAACTCTATATATTTCTAAATTATCCATACGTTCTTTTTCACTTGTTTTTGCAAATTCTTTGTCTCGCTGCAAAGCTTCCTGTCTGCGATCTAAGTCGCTTTGGTCACGATCTGTTCCGTAAATATTATCTAATTCTTTTTCTGATAATTTCTCTCTTCCTCTTTGTACGTTTTGTTTTTTAGTTGTTGTAAGTGTTGCTTCTTCTCTAAGTACTGTCTTTATTTTTTGTATGTTTGCTTGTACGACAGTAGCAGCTTTTTTATTTCCTTTGACTTGCTTTATCAAGTCATTAACTAGATCACTTAGCTTACCTTCTGTTCCAACAAGCCTGTTAAATACAATTTCTCCCTGGAGTGATTCATCTCTTGCAGCTTTACTTGCATCAACATCAATAACATTTCCTGCATCTGTCAATGTTCCTGCTTTCTTTGTGTTTGCAGCAACTCCTAATGCGTTTATTTCTGACCTTAACTGTTGCCTAATTGCAATGCGTACATTTAATTGTTTCTCAAAGTTAGATGTAATAAGCGTGTCATAGCCAAGAAGAGGCAGAGCATTTGGATCTTTTACTTCAAATACGCTTGACTGTTTTGCTATTAATCCAGCCTCTGCTGTTTTAGATGCACTCCAACCTTTTTTCTTTGCAGCTTTTGCCAGGTCAAACATTACCTGGTCTGGTGCATTGCTACTTCCTATTGCTACACCCATATCTTCTGTAAGTTTTCCTGTAGCAACCTGGTCAAATAATCCTGATGGTAGCTTCGACAAAGGTATAGCTTTCTTCATAACTACACCGCTAGGACTGATACCTTGCTGTACCATTTCCTCTGCGCCCATCTTTGTTTCTCTAATTATCTTTGCTGCATCGACACCTGTACCATTGCCTTCTGCGATATTCTGCATAGCGCCTTTTACTCTTGCAGTTGCTGCATCTGGAGCATCAAGATACCTTACATTTACAGTTGGTATTTGATGTCTTTTCGCTGCTGCTAATCTGTTATGTCCATTAACAACATAAGTTTTGCCGTCAGCTGGATCTCTCCATACACTTACAACACCAGCTAAATCAGTATTATATTTTGTTATTGCGCCTAAAGATCCACTTTGCCCAGTTTTTGTTTGTCCTGCTTGTTTAAATTGAAACCTTTGTGGATTAATAGCAATTTCATTTACTCCAATAGTTGCAAGTTCTGAGCTAGGTACAGGTTGCAAATCTAAACTTTTTGTTTCATCTATACCGCCTGTCGATTCAGCTATAAATTTCTGCCTTGATGCCTTTACCTCTAAATTCTTTCTAGCTTGCTCTAATTCATTTAATGCGTCATTAAATTCTAATTCGCTTTGATCTACTCCATCTGTGCTAAGTTGCTGTCCGCTAGTGCCTGGAAAATCCTTTGCTTTTTGTACTTTATCTTGCTCTTGAATAATTTCTACAGCTTGTTCTGTTGCTGACTTTTTTTCTCTGCCTGTAAGTTTTACAATTCCTACCTCTGCTGACTCTTGATCTGTCAGTTCTTTTAAGGGATTAGCTATACCTCTAGCTGCATTTCCTTTTTTAGCAACTTTTGCACCTTTAGTAAAATAATCTGCAATAGCATCAAACATTATTAAAGTTTCTCTTTTACCTCCTCCTAATTGCTCTAGTGATCCGCCTAATAAAGGGCCAGCTATAAATGTACCTACTACTCCATTCTTTAATTTTGCTTCTGCTAACGTATCATCTTCTGTAACTGCAAACTCATTTAATAAATTTTTTAATTTTCCGTCAGGTACACCACTAGCAAGCAAATTAACCATGTTGCCATCCCAGGGATCTTCTATAGCAAAGTCATTTATTGCACCAGGCAGCCAACCTTCTTGTGCGCCTCGTATAAATCTACCTTGTGACCTTTCAAAAAAACCTTTTACTCCAGGTGCTTTACTTGCAAGTTTAGTCTTCATTCTTGTTTTAAATAAAGGCACTTGTGGCACTTTGACACCTTTAGACTTAAGTCCTTTAGCAACTAACGCAAACTGGCCTATCGAAGCCAGCAACCCACCAATCATGTGTTCTGCATTGTTCTGCGCAACATTGTCAAATGGTTTGCCTAAGAAAGGTATGTCTGCATCCGGGTTCTCAAACGTAGTAGGTTGCATATTTAATGCCTTACCTATTACTCCTGGTTGGTCGGAGGGAAACAACTCTTCTTTTCTCTGGTTAAATATTTTATTAAATTCTCTAGGAGATAAATCTGTGCCATATTCTTTCCTTATATCATCTATAGTTCTCGAACTCTTAGAAGTTTCTGTTGGCCCTGCTGGATCGTATGTAGCTATTTCATCGTAAACAGAATCATATAAATTTTGTACAAAGTCTCTACCAGCCTGTCCAAATGTTCTACCTACAGATGCACCTAAGTCAAAACTGTCATCTTCCTGAGAGCCTTCTTTTGACTCTTTAGATATTGTTCCCTCTGGAGCAACGTAGCGAGTTTTCTTTTCTCCGTTCTCGTCTGTATATTCTTCAAAAGGCATGATTAGTTAGATAGTGAATTTAGAGCTTCTTGGGCGGCTGGCAAGTACTTCTTATAAGCACCTGTTTTGTAAACTGTCCAAGCACCGAAACCTTGCATATCATAGATATACTTAGCTGCTTGTCCATTGACGGTTG